CAGCAATTGCCTTAACGTAAGTGTATGAATTAATTGCACCACCCATTCCCTTCATTCTACTAGATGCACAAATATTTAGATAGTCAACAAAGATAACATCTGGTACAAACTCTTTCTTCAACTTGAGCTCGTTAAGTAAAGCTCTGAAGTGTCCAGCGTGAGCAGATCCTGTAGGATACTCTTTTATGATTAACTTACCATTAGTCTTAGTAGCAAGTGAATTCACCTTCTGAGTAAACACAGCTTTAGACAAGTGTTCCAGTTGATCAATCGGTATGTTCAACAAGTTAGCATCAATACGTTCTGCAATGCGTTCTTCGGCCATCTCCATAGTAATGTATAATACGTTTAAACCTTCTGTTAATGCAGAAGCAGCAACGTGACACATAAAAAGAGATTTACCCACACCAGTGCCCGCAAGAGCAATATTGAGAGTTTTATTTGGGACTCCACCTTTCGTAATCTTGTTGAAATACTCGAGGTCGAATGGGATGCGGTCTTCTTCTGTATGATAGAATTCATATCGTTCACTTGCGTTCTCAACATAATCGTGACCCACATTTGCATCAAAGCAAACACCTAATGCCTTTTGTAATAGTTCAGGCAGAGCGTTCTTAGTTAACTTCTCATGCTTACCATCAATGATAGTAATAGATTCCATTACAGCATTGTATATAGCTCTATCTTGACACCATTTCTCTGTAGTGTCCAACAACCAATCTATATCCGAAGGCTCGTTAGTAAACAGCTGAGGAAGAATGTCATTAGACATCTGAAACTGTTCATCGGTCATATTAGAACCACTCAACTCAATTGAGAATGTTTCTTCTGATGGAAGTTTATTATACTTAGCAACGAACTTACCAGCCTCTTTGAACAGAGTCTTATAAATCCCTTGAAAGTAATCTGGCTTAACAAATGGTAGTACTCTCCGCATAAACTCTTCATTAGTTAGAAGATTGCGAAGTATTACTAGTTCAACGTTTGTCGGATTCATTTAGTGCTTCCAATCCTCTCAATGCATCATCTAGAACACTTTCTAGTACTTTTTTAACAGCTTGTACAAGCTCGGGATCAGATTCAGATAAGAATCCATCTGGAGAACTCACTAAGTGATAGTTAAAGTTCAACCACTCTTCATCTTCAGATACCTTCAATTGATCGATCTTAATTACAGTTTCTGTAAAAGGTCCTTCCAAGAATCTAACATTCCAGTTATCACTATCCCCTGGAATCAGTTCATAGTCAACATTCTGATTCATAGTTCATCCTCTAAATCTAAGGTAGCATCTACCTTACCACCAATCTGAAACTTTTCTTTTAAGTATTGGTCGAATCCTTCTTCCAATATTGGTTCCCAGAACGTAGCAGAGAGCGTATCCCGTTCTCTCTGCTTTGGTTCCATAAGCTCACCAGTGCTCCTGTTGACACGACAGTACCAACCGTTAGAAGGCTTAGCAACGTAACCACCAGCCAAAGCAACATCAAGCAAACCGCTCCAACGCTCAACGCCACCTTCCCAACTAACTGTGATAGGAATCTGCGACTTCTCTTTAACATATCTTGATTTCTCTACGTTGATAACAAAATGGTATCCTGTAACCTCTGTGCCAGTCTTATCTTGTCGACGACCCAGAATCCAAATGTTATCTGCTGAATAATAGATACCTGTACCACCAGACACAACGTCCTTAGGAAACAATCCAATCTCCTTATATGTATGGTTTACAGCAATTAGAGGAATGTCTTTCATGTTCAAGTACGGTGTGACCATACGGAACAACCCTTTAAGAGCCTTAGCACGAGACATATCAGCTACAGACTTCTCGTTCAATGCATCTTCAAGTTCTTTCTTAGATGCTAAGTTACCAACAGAGTCAATAACAATTACTACTTTATCGCCTCGCTCAATCTGTTCAAGTTGAGAGATCATATCAAACTTCAACTCTTCGACATTAGCAACAGGAGTGTGAAGTACTCTATTAGTATCAATCTCAAACGTCTCGAAGTATGCCTGAGGCGAA